AACATGGTGGTCAATGAACTATTCATTGATTCAGCAACGTTAAGAGACAACGTAGTATCAATTGCAAAGCAACTAGGATATAGACCTAAAAGTGTTACATCTCCTACAGCATATATTTCATTTAGTATTAACTATACTAACCCTACAACTGACACTGAGTTAATATTACAGGCAGGAACAGGATTTATTTCATCATATGATAACAATGTCTATTCATATGTCGTAACTGATGATGTTCTAGCACAAGTGATTAACGATGTTGCAACCTTTACCAATGTTCCTATTAGAGAAGGTACACTTCTTACTAACACATTTACTATTAATACTGCTATTAAGAGTCAAAGGTTTATTTTAGATAATCAGGATATTGATACTAATACAGTTAGAGTGCAAGTATATCCTAGTGGTGGTTCATTTAATGAAGAGTATAAAGTTGCTGATAATATCTTGGGGGTTGATGGTGATTCAAAAGTATTTTTTATAGATGAGATTGAAGATCAAAGATATGAAATACTACTAGGAGATGGTGTACTAGGTAAGAAAATTGAAAATAATTCACGTATTGAAGTATCTTATCTTACAACTTCAGGTCCTGAAAGTAATGGAGTTAAGACTTTTGTATTTACTGGTGTTGTACAGAATCCAAATGGTGTAAGTCCTAATGCCTTTACAACTACAGTTACATCAACTACACCTTCTTCGGGCGGTGAAGAGATAGAAAGCACTGCTAAGATAAAATACACTGCTCCTAAGGCATATGGCACACAAGACCGTGCAGTGACCGCACAGGACTATGAAGCAATTGTAAGAAAAGTATATCCAGCAACTAGTGATATCATTATTTTTGGTGGTGAGGATCAAGATCCACCAGAGTATGGTAAGGTCTTTATTGTATTGAAACCGAATGATGCGAGTTATCTCACATCATTGACTAAATCACAAATTATTTCTGATCTTAAAAAATATGTTGTTGCGTCTGTAGAACCAAGAATAGTAGATCCTTCTATTCTCTATGTTGAGATGACAAGTAAGATTTTCTACAATGGTGGTGTGACAGATCAAATACCATCACAAATTAGTGATAAGGCAATTTCTAGTGTACAATCTTATATTGATACAAGTGATACTGAGAAGTTTAATGGTAAGTTTAGATATAGTAAGTTTGTAGGTGTAATAGATGATGCTGATATTAGTATCAATTCTAATCTCACCAGTGTCATGATGAGAAAAGACTTCTATCCACAGTTAAATTCTACATTCTATTATGAAGTATGTTTCCAGAATGCCTTTGATGAAGACTGTGATGATCCAGTCTTGTCATCTACTGGTTTTAGGGTGACCGAGTATCCTAATTTTGATGTTTACGTTGAAGATAGGGATAAGAAAATTGTCCTATATAGACTAGATACCATAACTGGTGAAAAGGTTGTCCTTGACAGTGATATTGGCGACATAGATTATGTAAAAGGTGAGTTAAAGATGTATGCCTTAACAATTATTAAAGGTAGTTTCTTTGATAATCGTATTTCACTAAGAGTAAAACCTCTATCAAACGATATAAAAGCAATGCGTGAAGTATATCTTGACGTTGACGTTGCTAATTCATCCTTCACTGCATATAAAGAGTAAGTAAATGGTTGCTGCTAAGACAAAGCGAATCTCGACTCTAATAGAAACTCAACTTCCTGAGTTTATTAGTACAGAATATGAACTTTTTACCAAGTTCATAGAAAAGTATTATGAGGCACAGGAGGTACAGGGTGGTACGTTAGATGTTATCAGCAATCTTCAAGACTATGCTGATATAGATTACTATGAACAAAACATACTTAGACAATTTAATACTTTGGATGTTAGTATCAGTAATACTGATGACACAATTGTATTACAAGATGCAACGAGTTTTCCAAAAGCAGACGGATACGTCAGAATAGATGATGAGATAATATTATATGCAACTAGAACTGATACTACACTACAAGGTTGCACACGAGGTGTTAGTGGTAACGTAACTCTTGGTGATTTGTATCATGAGACTCAATTTGAGACTACAACTGCTGCTGCACATGTTGCTGGTCAGAAAGTTCATAATGTTAGTAATCTTTTCTTATATGCATTTGTCAAGAATTTTGAAAAACAATATCTAGGTTCTTTTCCTGAGAAATATCTTAGAGGTAGTGTTGATAAAAGAACTCTAATAAAAAACATACAGAATTTTTACAAAGCAAAAGGAACTGATAGTTCTATTAAGTTTGTTTTTAATAGTCTTATTGATAAAGATGTTGATGATAACGCACGTAGAAATTTACAACAATTTGAGTGGTTTATAAAATCTGAGTTTGATAATATTGCAATAGATGTTACAAATCCAAGTGGTGAATTTTTAGTTGGTGATAGAATATTTCAGAATGGTGGAAATTCTAGCGGTGAAGTTGCTAAGGTTGTTAGGAATAATCAAAATGTAATTACAAGATTATATCTAAGACAACTATCAGGTTCATTTGCAAGTTCTGATGTTATATCAGGAAAGTTAGGAGCATCGTTTACTGCTTCTACAGTGTATAGTTTTCCAAATGGTATTTTCTACATTGATTTTGGTGAAGAAGCAGAAGAGTTTGGAAATTTTGAACCTGGCAAATATTATCTTGCACCAGAAAATATAAAAGTACAGCAGAACTATCAGATTATATGGAATCAATCTGATCCTTCTAACTTACCTATGCCAGTTCATCCTGATGGTCATCCTATGAAGTTTAGTACGACTAGGGAAGGAACATTACTTGGTGGTCAGTTATATTACAATAGTGATATTGTCAATGGTGTAAAGACTAATTATACCAATACATTCCAACCTGAGTTTATAATGGACTTAGGTGAGGATGAGAAAATTTATTACTATTGTGCATACCATCGTTACATGTCAGGTCTTGATGGTGATGAAGGTTACATGGTTCTCAGTACTGAGGAGGAAGAAGAGGAAGAAGGAGAAAAGGTATTTAAACCTGAGGTATATAAACCAAGAGATTTTACATATAAATCATCCGATGCTGATTGGATAAACGTATACGCACTTAAGTGTAAGGTTGTATCTGGTGACGTAAAAAATTTAATAGGAAAGAAAATTGTTCAGTCTGATACAGTTGAATATGACTATGCAGATGCTGTTGTAGATAATGTATACGCAGATGGAACTAGAGACGGAGAGATAATTTACAATATTGTTTTAGCACCAGAAACAGTTAATGGTTCATTTGGTGTCTCAACTAAGACTCAACTTGAGAAACCATTGTCAGGCACTGCATCTACAGGAGATAGGATAAATGTATTTTCTACTGTTGGATGGGACTCTACAGGATCAATATTGATTGGAGATGAGGTAATTACGTTTAGTGATAAAAATATATCTCAGTTTATTATTGATAATAGATCAGCACAAAACGCTGTACCTCATGTAGTTGGTACACCAGTGTACAAACCAGTCACTTTAGTAGGATCTGGTGTCACATTATTAACGATGGGTATTGTATATAATTTACAACCATCAAATTCGCAACCATATTCTGCAGTTGGTGATAAAATTCAAGTATCAAATCCTGGTTTTGAAACTGCTGATTCTAAAATTGTAAATGTAGGAACAAATCAAACTAGATGGATATTAGGATCTGGTGCATCAGTTAATATTCCTACATTTCCAACAACTGCTACTTCATTAAATCAAGTTTCTACTGATGTATCTGCTATACTTGCAGATGATCAATATTATTATATTGCTAGTTCTAGTTTCCCATCACATAAAATTTTAGATGGTTCTACTTTTAATCAAACATTATTAGATCAAAAAATTCTTCGTATTATTAGAAAGCAAGCAACAAGAACTACAGAAACATATCCTACACCTAAGAGAGATATTGGTATTGGATTAAATGGTGTTCCTTTTTATGGTTATAAAGATGCAGAAAGTATTAGATATGGAAGATTAGAACAGATTAAAATTAGTCTTCGTGGAACTGGGTATGTAAGACCACCATTTGTATTAATTGATCAGGTACCTAATAAAGCAAGAGCAATACTTGCTGGTCAGGTTGTAGAAAGTGTTGTTGTAGATACAATTGATGTATTTCCTAGAACTCCTGATATATTAATTACTTCTGGTAGAAATGCTGCTGTTCGTGCTGTAGTTACTGGTGGTAAAGTAACAAGTTTAATACTTGATAATCCTGGTGAATTTTATTCATCACCTCCACAAATTGTAATTAGAGACAATGCTGGTAGAGGAAGATTTGCTGAATTTGAATCAGTTGTTAATACTGATGGACAGATTACTGGATTTAATAAAATTGCAGAAGGTAATTTTTACAATCAAAATACTATAATTGTTGATGTAGTTCCAGTGGGTAGTGGAGCAACTGGTACACCCCTTCTTACAGAATGGAATTTTAATAGATACAAAAAAATAGAATCAAAATTAGATACAGAGAATGGTTACGTTTTTGATAATCTTAATAACGTATTAGAGTATGGTTATGGTTATACTGCAAACCCGAAAACACTTCGTGTTTCTCTCAATGATAACCTAAACAACGCTGGAACAGAACCAGCGTCTAAATCACATTCACCTATTATTGGTTTTGCATATGATGGCAATCCAATTTATGGTGCTTTTGGTTATGAAAATCCTTTAGATTCTACATCATCTATTATAAGAATGACGTCTAGTTATTCTATCAATGGTAGTCGTTCTGAAGGTCCTGATTTGACAAATTATCCTATTGGAACTTTTGTCAATGACTATACTTACACTCATAAGAGTGGTACATTAGATGAGAACAATGGAAGATTTTGTATTACCCCAGAATTTCCGAAAGGAACTTATGCTTATTTCATTACTATTGATAGCAATCAAGTACCGCAATATCCATACATTCTAGGAGAAAATTTTTACTCTCTACCTGTCGATAGTAACTACAATTCTGACATCAATCAGAATGATATTCCTAAAAATGCAAAAAGATTTTATCAAGCAGGAATGCCACGCAATGGAGATGGGTTTCTTGCACAAATAGAAGAAGTAAAACAAGGAAATGTAGAAGGTGTAAATGTAGTAGATTCTTCTAGCAATTTTTCAATAAATTCTCAAGTATATTTTAATAATACTGGAACAGAAGGTTCAGAAGCAGAAGCAATTATTTCTTCTGTAAAAGGAAAAGATGTTAACTACTTAGAATCAAAAGAAAATAAAGTTGTTAAGTTAACAATTATTCAAAGTGCATACTTATTTGCAGATGATACATTATCACAACCATCATCTGGTGCATCTGGAACTATTGTTGGAACTGTTAAGAACGATAGTACAATTGTATTAAAAAATGTAAGTGGTACGTTTGATAATACTGGTACATTCTCTGCTGCAATCAAAACATTTGATATTTTACTAGATCAAAGAAGTTCTTATACTAAAGGTGCTACATTAAGTTTGACTGATGGTGTCAATGCACCTATTGCTACTGCTGAAGTATTAGAAGGAACCTCTGCTCAAAACGTAGTCCAGATCAAGGTTTTGACAGGTACATGGATTACTGATAACGCATACTTCTTACAGTCTGATGATTTATTCAATACATCTGGAACTAGAATTGTAACACTTACATCATTGAGTGATGGACTAGAACCATTTGAAGTAAATCAAAGTGTTGCTCTAGTAGAAACTGCGTCTAATCATGGATTAGGTATTGGAGACAATGTAACTATTGATATCAACCCTGATGATGCTACTAAAACAAAAATATATTATATTAGAAAGAGATTATATCAAGAGGCAGTTCTAATACCTCCTAGTGCAAAGACAAATATTAATTTTACAGGAATAGGAAGATATGAAATCCTTAACGGTGGTGCTGATTATACAGCTGGCACTTACACTAGCGTTGCTCTTACTGGTGGATCGGGATCTGGAGCAACTGCTACCTTTACTGTATCTTCTGCAGGGGTAGTTTCTGGTATACAGATACAAGATGCTGGTGCAGGATATGCAAGAGGAGATTATCTTGGAGTTGCAGATGAGGATCTAGTAAGATCTGGTGCATCACAATCAACATCAAGGTTTACAATCTATGTTGGTCATGTGGGTGTTGCTGCTGGTGCAACAAAAGTTACTGTGGATAACGCACAAGGATTTGCAACAGATGACTTTATACAAATAGGTAAAGAAGTTTTAAAAATTGCTGGTATTAATGGAAACGACCTTTCTGTAACTAGAGGACAAGAAGGAACTACAGATGTAGATCATTTTGATGGACAGGAAGTATCTCTTTACAATGCTCAATATAACTTTACAAATAATTATCAGATCTTCAGTGGTTCACTATCAGGTTACATACAATCCTATGATCCTGTAACACATAAGATAGTTGTTGTATATGATTATGCAACACTAAACACTAATGCAAATAAAGTTGTACTAAGTTCTAGTTTCTTTGATACTAGCACACCACAGAGATTGGTTTCTGTTAGATCTGCTGAAGATGTAGTATACAAATTTGAATTCTCAGAAGATAATAGTACATTTGTACCTAACCCTAACATAGATCTACAAGAATTTTACAAGTATAAGTTTGATACGTCTCATTCTAGTCTCACTGGGACTTACTTTGATATTAGTCCAAGTAGAAGTTATAATTTAATTACTGTAGAAAAAATAGAATCTACAATATTACCAGGTAATGCAGGATCATTTACAGATGTTAAGTTTGGATTTGGTTATAGACTTTCTACTAATACATACGAAACAAAAACAGGGACAGACTTTACAAACTTCTATTACTTTGATAATAAAAATATAGTAAATACAGAAGGAGCATATTTTAAAATAATAACTGATCCTTTACAAGGAATTAAAACACTCAATTATGTTACACCAAATCGCTTTGTTTATGATGTTTCCAGTACTCCTCTTTGGGATGGTTCTGGATCCATTTCTTACACTACTACTGGTCAGTTCGCTATCGGTAAGATTAATACAGTCGGAATTATAAATTTAGGATTAAACTACAAGAAAGTTCCAGTTATTACTGGTGTTGATCCTGCAGAATCTTATAGAGCAGCAGCAACTGTAACATTTGATGCAGCATCACAGATAGTTACTGGGGTTAATATTACAAACGAGGGATCTAATTATGTAAATCCTAAAGTTGTAGTTACAAAATCCGATGGTGTAGATGTAAAATTCAATGTTCTTGTAAGAGATGGTAAAGTTACTTCTATCACAGTAGATAAACCAGGTAAAGGTTACACTTATGCACCAGAAATTATTATTGTAGAAGGTGAAGTAGAGGCATACGCCGTAAGTAGTAATATAGGAGTTCCACAAACTGTAAGAATTACATCAAATGGTGGTGCATTTCATTTAGACAAAACTGTATCTTCTACTTTCCGTTCTAACTATATTCTCTCTTTAAAAGATTACAATGGTAATTTTAGATTAGGAGAACAAGTAGTACAAAAAATTAATAACATAGAGGTATTCAGAGGAACAGTTGTAGAATGGAGATTTGGATCTAATTTACTTAAAGTGGCAAATACCACTGGTATTGTTCGTGAAAATATTTCTATAGAATCTACACTGATGCCTGTATCTGGTACTGTGCAATCTATATTTGTAACTACATTTAATGAAGAGATTTCTAGTTTCTATGACAACTTAGGTTATTATCAATCAGATAAAGGAAAATTAGGTGTACAAAATCAGAAAATATTAGATAGTTTCTTCTATCAAGATTATTCTTATGTCATAAAATCAGGAACATCCATAGAACAGTGGCGTGATCTTATTAAGGCAACAACACACCCTGCTGGTTTTAAATTATTTGGTCAGGTAGATGTTGAAGCAACTGCTAAGACTGAAATGCCTAAGCAACCAAAGAAAGCAGCACATTTTACTGTTGTGCAACTTTGGGATCCTAATAAAAATAAAATTACAGTTGAAAACACAAGAAGAACTGTTACACAAACTGTACAAAAAGTAGAGAATCAAAGAATACGTAGAGGTTTTGGTACTGCAGCAACAAGTGAATTTAATTTTAACGAAGTAGAGATATTTGAATTCACATTGGGTAGAGTATTTGATGGTGCATTTGATAATGACGGTAAATTACAAGGAACTACATCATTCGATACATTAAAAAATGGAGTAGCATTTTCTCTTGCAGATGGTAAGCAAAAAAATATGATAGTAACTCTTGATGGAGTTATACAAGAACCTGGTGTTTCTTATACTATATCCAATGGCAAAATTGTCTTTTCAGAACCTCCTCTTGCTGGTGTTAGTTTTTATGGAAAGGTATTTAGATTTAAAGATAATCAATACAACACAAAATACTTCAAAAAGATAAGAAATATATTCCAGCGTGGTGGAACATGGATTGATGCTGCAAATCAAATAGAAAGAAATGTAGAATTTATTGTAGATGAAACTGTTGGATATGGTAAAGCAACTTATCCATCACTAGATTGGGCAACTAAACAAGATGATTATGAAAGAAATATTCGTGCAATTTTAGATGCTTATCAACATGATATTAGGTTTGGAGGAAATATTAAAACAATTGATTATTCTTCTATTTTTAATACAAGTAGCGAATATCTATACATTCAAAATAATAAAACAGAATCTATCAATATATTTGAGTATGCTACTAGACTAGCAAAATTAGCAATTCGCAATTGGGATTTTATTGACATTGGTATTGAATATATTCAAGGTGAAAATACAATAAAAGTAACAAGCACCAAAAATCTTGCTGTTGGTTTATTTGTTAGTTCTGGTAAGGCGTATCCAGAAGGAACTAAAATTGTATCCATTGATAGTGAGACACAAGTTACAGTAAGTAATGCTGCACTAGCAAACTCTGGTGGTGGCGGTGGTGCACCATCTGGAACCACTCCTGTAAGTGGCACAACTGGTACAATTACTATTGGCACTAATACTGCACAGGTTCCATTAAGATCTACATTCACTGTGCCACCTGGTGCAACTGTCACAGTACCTCTTTCTTTCTCAGGTTCAACACAAGCAAAATTTGGTTGGAGTGCATTGAACAAAGGCATGTTCTACAAAGCAGGAGAATTAATTGCTCTTAATAGATCATATATTGTATCACAATCTTTATCTTGGGCACAAACACAATATCCTTCATTAAATTGGGGAACTATTGCTACTAAGTGTGGTAGAGATATAGGTCTTATAATAGACGCATATGTTTATCATCTTAAGATGGGTGGTAACTTTAAGATTGTGGAAGCAGCACAACTATACTATCAACAAAATGATTATCCATATGGTGAGGAGTTATATTACATTAGTGGACAATTAACTGAGACTATTGCTACTTTTGCATACGCAAGAGATTTAATGATTCAAGCAATGAGAAATCAATTGCCTGGTCAAGATCCTAATGTAATAGTTGACTCATTATCTCCTACATGTGCTGACGTAGAAAGCACATTGAACACATATCATAGTATAGTCAATACTATTCTTACAGAAGGGCGTGGACTTGTTGAAAAAACTCCAGTTAACCAAAACAAATCTGGTAACTGGACTAATACAGTAACATACTCTAATTACAATATACTCGGTGATCCTTTACTTCCTGCAGAAGAGTGTACTACTGTAATCTCTGCGATGGATTCATTGTATGAAAATTTAAGTGATGTTGTAAAAGAAGAGTCTGTAACAAGAAGTCTACCTGATTACATTGATGGTGAAACTACAGACTTTGAATTATATTGGGATGATAATACTGCAGTGGATACAGAAGAGGATGAGGATCTATTTCTTACAATTAACTCTGTATTACAAAGACCTAAGTTTACAGAGAATTATCCATTAAAAGATGCATACTGGATTGATAGGACTGTTATTCCTAACTTAGTCAAGTTTGACGTTGCTCCTATATGGGATCAGGATTTAGGTGCAAAAACTATTGGCGAACCAACTGCTGTAGAAAAAGTTGTAGGTATTGGTGTTGGTAATTATAAGAGACTTACTATTGACTATGAATTAGTAGATGGTGTCAGAAACGGACCTTTCTTAATTCTTGA